TGACGTGCGCGAGGGTGTCAACGCCTTCCTGCGCGGCCTGAAGACGCAGGGCGCGATCCTGGGCGGCAACTGCTGGATCGACCCGGAACTGAACGCAGCCGACAGCGTGGCCGATGGCCGCTTCTCCTGGGACTTCGACTTCACCCCGACCTCCCCGGGTGAGCAGCTGACCTTCCGCATGCACATGAACAACAATTACGTCTCGGAGATCTTCTAAGCATGGCGCGCAAGATCCGCAAGAACTTCAACTTCTACGTCGACGGCAAGGGTTTTGCCGGCAGCGTAATGTCCTTCACTGCCCCCAAGCTGTCGCTGAAGACCGAGGACTTCCAGGCCGGCGGCATGCTCGCCCCGACGGAGATCGTGCTCGGCCACGACAAGCTGACCGCCGAGGTCACCTTCGCCTCCGATGACGCGGAAATCATGTCCAAGTTCCACGTCATCGAGAGCAAGGAGTATGGCTTCACCGCCCGCGAGGCGCTGGAAGCCGACGATGGCGCGGTCACTTCGGTCGTGCACAACATGCGCGGCAAGGTGAAGACCCTCGACCGCGGCGAAACCAAGGTCGGCGAGAAGGGCACGGTCAAGGTCTCCCTGGCGCTGAGCTACTACAAGCTGACCCATGGCGTGCAGGTCGTGCAGGAGATCGACGTGACCAACATGATCGCCCGCCAGGGCGGCGTGGACGCACTGGCCGGCATCCGCGGCGCCCTGGGCATCTGATTCCCGGCACCACTTCGACGTACACGGGGGCGCACAGCGCCCCCGGATCCACCGCAACTCCATCGACATCCGGGAACACATCCATGTCCAGCAAGACCAAGACCACCACCGACACCGTCATCGAACGCGACGGCTATGCCGAAATCACGCTCTCCCGCCCGCGCCAGGTCAATGGCGTGAACACCGCCGTGCTGCGCATGCGCGAACCGACCGTGGAAGACATGGAGCGCTACCAGGACGACAAGGGCACCGACGCCCAGCGCGAGGTGCGCATGATCGCCAACCTGTGCGAGATCGCACCGGATGACGTGCGCAGGATGCCGCTGCGCGACTACGCCCGCCTGCAGTCCGGCGTCGCGCTTTTTACCACCTGACCCTGCCGCAGATCAGGCAGGGAGCGCTCGCCCTGGCCGGCCATACCGGCTGGGGCCTGCGCGAGATCATGACGCTGCGGGTGTCGAAATTCATCTGGTGGATACAGGGATTGCCGGTACATGGCGAGTAACGTTCAAACGACAACGATCACGATTGGTGGCTCGGTTTCCCGATCGTTGCAGGACGCACTGTCCTTCAGCAACGATGGCCTGAAGCGCCTCGGCGATGAAGCCGACAAGCTCGAGCGCAAGCTCAATGTCATGGGCAGATCGAGCAACCAGTTCGCCCGCATGCGTGCCGAGGCCGATGCGTTGCGCGCTTCCCAGGAAGCGTTGCAGCGGATCGAAGACAAGCGCACGGCGAATCTTGAGAAGCGCGAAAAGCTGGGCTCGGCGTTTGGCGATGCGCGCGGCATGCTCGGCAGCGCCATCACCACGCTGGCCAAACCGGTGGAGAACGCCGCCGGCTTCGCGCGCGAGAATCAGGCCATCGGCAACGCCGCCAACCTGACCCGCGCCCAGGTCGCTGCGCTGGGCCAGACCATCCTTGCCGAATCCAGCCGCACCCACCAGGGCGCGGGCGAGCTGCAGCGCGCAGTCAGCCAGCTGGTCGCCGCAGGCCTGGATGCGCAGACCGCGCAGTCCAGCCTGGGTGCAATCGGCCGCACCACCACCGCTACCGGCGAGAGCATCGACGATGTCACGTTGGCCGCATCGGGACTGCAGCAGGCACTGAAGATCAATCCGGCCGGCCTGCAATCGGCGCTTGATGTGCTGGTGGTGGCAGGCAGGAACGGTGGCCTGGGCCTGAAGGACATGGCCGGTGCACTGCCGGTGCTCGGCAACGCATTCCAGTCGCTGCAGATGCACGGCAACGCCGCCGCCGCCACCATGGGCGCTGCGCTGGATGTCGCCCGGCAAGGCGCCGGTGGTGCCGACGAAGCGGCCGGCAACATGCAGCGCTTCATGGCCAGCATCCTCTCGCCCGACCTGCAGGCACGCGCCAAGAAGGGCTTCAAGCTGGACCTGCGCAGGATCATCAGCGAAGCGCAGAGCAGCGGTGGCAACCCGTTCGACGCGGCGATGCAGGCGATCATCCAGGCCACTGCCGGTGACCAGGCGAAGATCGGCAAGCTGTTCGGCGATGCACAGGCGCAGAACTTCGTGCGTCCGATGATCCAGAACTGGGATGAGTACATCCGCATCCGCGACAAGGCGCTCAACAGCTCGGCGGGCACCACCGACAGCGGCTTTGCGGCCAAGCTGCAGACCGACCCGGAAAAGATCGAAGGCGCGAAGATCGCCGTCGACAACCTGTCCAAGGCCTTCGGTGCCGCGCTGCTGCCGGCCGTGGGTGAGGCGGCGGTGAAGCTGACCGAACTGCTGAACGGCGTTGCGTCGTTCGTGCAGGAAAACCCGAAGCTGATCGCCAATACCACCCAGGTCGTGGTCGGCCTGATGGGCATGCGCACTGCAGTACTCGGCGTGCGCTATGCGTGGACGTTCCTGCAGGGCCCGATCCTGGCGGTGCAGAAAGCCTTCGAGCTGTTCCGCGGCGGCAGCCTGCTGGCGCAGATGGGGCAGTTCGGTCCGACGGCAATGCGCCTGGCATCGGGGTTCCGCGTGGTCGCCACCGCCGTTGGTGCCATCGGCGGCGGTCCGATCGCCATCGCCATCGCCGCCATCACCGCTGGCGCCCTGCTGGTGCGCAAGTACTGGGAGCCAATCAAGGCCTTCCTCGGCGGCGTCTGGGATGGCCTCAGCGGCGCAGGAACCGCCGCCATGGGCGAACTGATGCGCGCCGTCGAGCCGCTGCGCCCGGCATGGGAAGCAGTCGGCGGGCTGCTGGGCCAGGCATGGGACTGGCTTTCCAAGATGCTGGCTCCCGCGCAGTACACCGGCAACGAACTCTCGCGCGTAGCGGAGATCGGCTCGCTGGTGGGCACGGCGTTGCTGGCCAACTTCCGTCTGGTCATCCAGGTGGTCGGGGTTGTGGTTGAAGCCATCTCCCTCCTCGGTGATGTCATCGGCACGGTCGCTGGATTCATCTCCGTCACGTTGGGCGGCGTATGGGATTGGATCTCCGAAAAGGCAACGGCGGCGATCGGCTACATCATGGCCGAGCTGGCTCCGCTGATGAACTTCGTCGGCGGGGTGATGGACAAGGTCGGTAGCGCCCTGGGCATGGCCAAAGATAAAGCAGTGGATGGTGCGCGTATGGCAGTGGGTATGGCCGACGGCGCAGCCGCCGGCTACGCCGCCGTGAGGGATGGCAAGGTCGCGATGCCACCCGTGCGTCTTGCCGTGGGCGGGTTGCACAGCGCCGTCGTGGACCGCCGCGCACCTGGATTGCCTGCGCCGTCCCAAGGCCGCGCCGCACCGCCGATGCCCTCATCTGCCACCGCACGCACCCCCACCACGGTGCAGCAGCAACAGACCAACAACATCACCATCCACCAGCAACCGGGTGAATCCAGCGAGGCGCTGGCACGGCGTACCGCCAACGCCCTGCAGCACCAGCAGGCCGTGCAGGCCCGCGCCACCCTGGGAGACAGGAACTAAGCATGAAGCGCGAGTTCGTAACCGGCGCAGTGGACAAGCTGCTGTCGCAATTCAAGGGCAATGATTCCGGCAACGCGCCGGTGCTGCTGATGCTGGGCGGCTTCAAGTTCAGCCTCAACACGGCCGTATTCCAGCAGATCCAGCAGTCCAACGATTTCCGCTGGCAGGCCCAGGATCGCGTCGGGCAGATGCCTGCACTGCAGTACACCGGCCCGGGTTCGGCCACCATGACACTGCCGGGCGTTGTCTACCCGCTGTTCCGTGGCGCCGGCAACGAGATGTCGCAACTGCGCAAGCTGGCCAGCCAGGGAAAGCCGCAGCGTCTGCTGACCGGCAAGGGCGGCAACCTGGGTCTGTGGGTCATCGAGAAAATCGACGTCACCTCCAGTGAATTCACCGTCGACAGCCAGATCCAGAAGCAGGACTTCACACTCACTCTCCGGAAGCACAGCGATGGCACGAACGTATAACACCCGCGATGGCGATGTCGTCGACCGCGTTGCCTACGCGCACTATGGCGAACAATCGCCGGCGATCCTGCGCGCGGTGTTCGATGCCAACCCCGGCCTGGCCGCGCGCGGCCCGGTGCTCACGGCTGGTGTGGCGATTGTCCTGCCGGACGTGCAGCGCCCCGCCAAGGAACGCAAGGGAGTATCGCTGTGGGATTGAACATCGCACCTGCGTTCCGCGTGGTGGCCAACAGCCAGGACATCACCGACAAGATCATGTCGCGCTTCAAGTCACTGCGCATCACCGACGAGACCGGCAACAGCTCGGACACGTTGGAGCTGCAGCTGGCTGACCACGATCCGAACGATCCGATCCAGCTGCCGCCGGTGGGCGCGGAGCTGGAGGCCTTCATCGGCTACGACGGCGAAGTGCGGCGCATGGGCCTGTACGTCTGCGACGAGGTGGAGATTTCAGGCTACCCCGGCAGCATGACTCTGCGCGCACGTGCCGCGCCGTTTGAAACCAGCAAAGGCGGCAAGAACGATCTGCAGACGCAGAAAACGCGCACGTGGAAAAAAGGCACGACGATTGGCGACATGGTCAAGCGGATGGCCGCAGAACACGGCCTGACCGCTGCGGTAAGTGCGTCACTGGCATCCATCGTGCTGCCGCTGACGGTGCAATCGCAGGAGTCGGACATGAACCTGCTGCTGCGCTTGGCCAAGCAGCACGACGCCATCGCCAAACCGGGCGGTGGCCGGCTGATGCTGGTCAAACGTGGCGAATCGACCACCGCCAGTGGCGAGCGCATTCCGGAGGTGACCCTCACGCCGGCCGATGGCAGCAGCTACCGCGTCACCATCGCCGCCCGCGACGATGCCGGCACCACCATCGCCTACTACCGCGATGTGCGTGGCGCGCAGCGCCAGGAGGTGAAGGTGGGCAGCGGCGAACCGATCGTGCGCCTGCGCATGGCCTATGCCGACCGCGAAACCGCCGAAGCCGCAGCGCGCGCCAAGCACCGCGAGCAGGCGCGGCAGACGCGTACGCTGAGCTACAGCCTTCCAGGCCGCGAGACGCTGATGGCCGAGGCCACGGTGATCATGCAGGGCTTTCGCGATGGCGTGGATGGCGAGTGGCTGGTCAAGCGCGCCGAACACAGCATCGGCAGCGACGGCTATCGCACCAGCATCGAATGCGAGCAACCCAACAGCGCCGAATCGGTGAAGGCGGCCAGCAGCGCAGCGGTCAAGCAGACCCCGCAGGTGGGCAGCGAAGTGTAGATCCACGCCATGCGTGGACTGGCCTCCTAGCCCCTGCGCTGCCCGCAGTAGATCCACGCCATGCGTGGATGCTCTTCGCGCATCAGCTCACGTACTGCGCTTGGCCATTACCGAACGACCAGTTCTCCTTCTTCACTTCCACCAGATTGATGAACACATCCTCGCGGCGGATCCCCACCGCCGCGTGCAGTCCATCGGCAATACCGGCATACAGCGCCTTCTTCTGCTCCAGCGTGCGCCCTTCGTTCCAGGTGATCTGGATGCAGATGAAATCATCGGTGCGGGCGATGCCGAGATAACCCGGGTCGAACACGAGCGTGCCGGCGTCGTGCTCCTGGAAGATCTGGAAGCGATCGTTTTCCGGCACGCCGACGGCGCGCATGGCCTGGTAGATTGCTTCGCCGACACGCTGGCGATACTCGACGGATTTACCTTTGCGAAGATCGATACGGGCGAGCGGCATGGTGGCACTCCAGGGATGGGAGGGGACGCGGCAATGGGCCGAGATTACGCCCGCCGAGGGCGGCGGGACAGCGCACGGATGGAACCCTCTGCTTCCATCGATGGCATGCGCCGCGCGGAGTGACGTGATCGCCACGTTCGTGCATGCAGGGTGACGCCAGGCGCAGGGTCAGCGCGGCCGGTGGATCACGCCATCAGTGATGCGCCGCACGTCGTGCGGGTGCTGTCACGCACGGATCGGGGAACTCGCGGTACGCCCGGGTGCAGTTGCGAAATTTCCTTACAGACCAGTGTGATTGTTCGACTCGATGATCGCCAGGCCGAGGCAGGTTGCCTTGGCCGGGATTGGCGTCTCGAATAAACGAACAGGCTCACTGGATGCTGCGATTTCTATCGCAGCAATGAGAATGCACCGACTGCCTTCAATGGCGGGCGGTGTGTGGGGATCGCAAGATCCGCCAGGCCTTTTCTCCCAGTGAGCTTTTCTGCCTTGGCACGCCAACCCGCACCGTCCGCCACCTTCTCTTTGGAAGGTGGCCCTATGCCAGTGAGGGTTCCACCATGACCAACAACACCGTCCTCATTCCGCGCCTGCACGCTCTGATCGGCGACATCGCCAGCAACGTTCCCGAAGACCTCGCACGCGAGATCGAGTGCGCACTGAAGGAGCAGCAGTTCCCTCCCGCGCAGCCGATGTTCTTCACCTTCCTGGATGCGATCCGCAGGGGAGAGGGCGAAGACGGCCAGCCGTGCACCACGCAGATGCTCAACGCACAGACCCTCGCCTCCCTCGGCCGTTCACTGTCCGCACTGACCGCCGTGCTCGATCTTCTGCACGCGGCAGAGCGCGCACGCGTGGACGGAAGTACCGACGGGCAGATCGGCGACTTCCATCGAAATGGTCTGCTGCTGGCCGCGCGCCAGATCGCGCATGCCGCGCAGACAGGTCTCGGCGATGCGATCACAGCGGTGGCAAACAAGCCCGGGTAAATCACGGGCAACAAAAAAGCCCCCATCGCTGGAGGCTTTTTTCGTTCTGCAACATGGTGGGCGGTACAGGGATCGAACCTGTGACCCTTGCCGTGTGAAGGCAATGCTCTACCGCTGAGCTAACCGCCCGGTGTGTTGCTGAGCCGCTCATTATAGGGCGGTTTTTCAGGGCGTCAACACCTTTTCACATCCTGTTTTCCCGGCCCAATTCCCCGATCAACCGGGCATGGCCCGGCCCCACCGGGCAGGCCAATCCGCAACCTCACATCGTATGCGTCGGCTTGTCCGAACCGGTCAGGCCGGCCAGGATCGTTTCGATCTTGTGGCGCACCGTCTCGCCTTCCTGGCCATCTGCCAGCTGCACGCCGATGCCGGCGGTGCGGTTGCCCTGCGCACCGGCCGGAGTCACCCAGATCACCTTGCCGGCCACCGGCAGGCGCTCGCTGGAATCGGGCAGGGTCAGCAGCAGGAATACCTCATCGCCCAGGAAATAACGCTTGGGCGTGGGCACGAAGATGCCGCCATTCTTCACGAACGGCATGTACGCGCTGTACAGCGCGGCCTTGTCCTTCACTGCCAGGGACAGGATGCCCTGGCGGGC